CGCACAAGAAATCCCTCTCCCTGCGCCTCGAGCCTCTGCCCCGTGCGAAGCTCCACATCCGCCGGCCCAATGTACACATACTGTCCCTTCTGGACCTTACCGAGCGTCTCGATGACCTTCCTTGTCGCCTGCCAGCCCTTTTCCGTCACCGGCTGCACCAGTGCCCGAAACGTCCGTGCGCTCTCGCCTTCCCGCACCGTCACAAGACTCCCGTAGCCCTGTAAAATGCTCTCCATGAGCGTCTTCATCCGCGCACCCCCACGAACGCGAA